TGCGTGGTACTCATCAATAATTGCTGATATACATTTTGAAATATATTCATCTTCTTTCTCTCCTGCTCCAGGTGTAGGAATTACAAACTTTTCTTTAGATGCTTTGATTGGAACACAGTTTGGAACGGTCTTACCATCTAATTCTTTTGTTCCTATTGCTTCATATCCTGGCCAACAAGCTCCTTCTAAATCTCCTTCTAATTTTTTTGGTAAATCTATCTTAAAGTTATTGAACTTCAATTTGATAATTTGTTCTAATTTCATTTACTAATTTTTTTAAACTTTTTATAAGGTAGTTCCTCATTCGTTAAGAATATTGATGAATAATTGTGATGTATCCAATCATATAATTCATTTGAACTTATTTTATATTTCTTTTCCAAATCCATCTCAATTAGTCTTGAGTAGTATTCAGTTTTAAAACCTAGATTTAATTCTTCATCAGTAGGTTGTGGTAATACGTAATCTATAATCATAATCCATTATGTCTTTTTAGTTTTTTATTCTCATCCATTAAACTCTCAACCTTTTTTTCTAAGTCTTGAATTTTAATATTTAAATTTTGTATTTCTATTTTTAAATCATCTATAATATTCTTATATAAACCAATAGATAATTCAAGGTTACGAAGAACTTGATTATCTGTTTCGGCGTTTGATTTTCTTTTACCAACAAAGTAACCAATTAACGTGGTTACAATTGTCATTACAATTTGTTCAATCATATTCATAATCTAGTAACAATCTTGACAAGGAGGGTTTTCGTGTTCTAATTCAGAATACGTTGACACACCTCTTTTGTTTATATTTCTCATACTATATCCTTTACGAGATGAATGAGCTAAGTATATACCATTATTATATTTTTGACTTCTATCAGGTATCATACCATCTCTTGTAGATTGAGAGGTGTAATCAGGGAATAAGTTTTGACCTTTACCAATTAATAGATAATCTTGTAAACGTGTCATATAAAAGTCAGCACGTTGTTTCTGAATGTTTCTCAAATATTGCATTGTTCCAATATCAACTGATGCAGCATTCTCCATTACACCATCAACAATACCTCTGTTCATTGTTCTATACGCCAAATGAGGAATAGATTGAAAGTATGCTTGTTGAATTAAGAATGGTTGAATGTAATCATTTACCAATGTTGTTTCATCTGCGTTAAATGTATTACCTGTTGAACTAACTTGAGATAACAAATGATTGTAGAATCTAGTACCTAAAATCGTCTGTAAGTCTATATCTTGAGCAATCTGTACTTCTGCCTTAAGAACATCCATATCGACGTTCTTATTGATGTTTGTGAAGTTTTTTAGTTTAACTTCTGATATTAATAATACTCCCATTTTTAGTTATAATTTAATTCTTCTTCTCCTAACCAAACATTACAATCTTCTTCTGTCAATCCATATCCTGACATTAACATTTGCATCGCTTGTTGTCTTGTTATTTTTTCTTTATTGTATTCTCTGATAATTCTCATCATTGCACCATATTCACGACCTTTCAATCCTTTAATATTTTCATTAACAGGAGTTACTTCAGCTTCAATAGATGTAACAGGTTTATCAACAACCGCTGGGTTATCTTTAATGTCACCACCTAAGAATAATGATAAAGGTTTAATTTCAAATATAGTTGGTGTATCAAATTTTAACGATACTAATTTATTGAATGTAGGAAGTAATTCATTTTGGAATGGTTGAATAACCATCTTACGGAAATACTCACTATGTTCCACAATTTCATTTCCACCACCTAATTTACCAGATGTTGCAATACCAAATAACTCAGCACTAGATACTCTATGTGCTGATAATATGTTTCTTGTAATGTCGTCGTTTAATGTTTGATAATAACTATCGTTATCGTTACGAGGTATTTGTACGATTTCAGGACTTAACTCCTTACTTTCATTGAATGATATAATTGCTTGGCCTGCGTTGTCTGATCCTGAATATTGTGATTCCATTGCTCTTACAATGTCACGTTGTTCTTCTTCAGATGGAATACCATTGTTATAGTTAATCCAAAGTGATGGAACCATACCAGAACGTAAATTGTTCATATGAAAATTCTTAGACTCTATATCAATTTCAATTGCTCTTTGTCCTGCTGACCAATCTGGTACAGGATAGTATGTTAAAGATGGTTGATATGACTTGAAGTAATATACTTGAGACCCACCTTTTTCTTGATTGAAAGCTGAATATTCTTCAGGTGGAAACTTCTTAAGTTGTCTCCAATCCGCTGAATAGAAATAAGTATCAATCTCATCATCTTTATTTAATTTACCACTACGTACTCTACTAAAGTCAAGGTGATAAATCTCAGCAATCTGTTTTTTATCTTTGGTCCAAACTGTGTTTAAACTAAATCCTCCAAATAACATAAAGTCCAAAGCACATTTTCTCATTACTTCAGCTACGTTTTCTTTTGGATTGATAAGGTTTATAGTTGCCATTGGGTTGTTTAAGGATACAATTCCATCACCCATTATTTGGTTTACTTTTGAAGTAACCACTGCTTTGTGTATTGCACAGTTGTCGTATAGGTCTATAAAGTATTGAGGCAACAAATTGTTCTCACCATAATAAACCCAAGGACTACGTTGTAATACCTCAGAGAATACAGGGATGGTTGCACTTGCAAACTTAATAGATGTTAACTGTGTCTTTCTTATTTCTTCACTCATAATTAATCTTGTATATATATGTAATTTTCATTAACCTCATTAGGTGAAATATATTCTGTGAATGCAGGAGATTCCACATTTCCTTGTAAAATAGCAATACCAACAAATACGTTTTTAGTTAAGTCACCGTTACCGTAAATGTTTAATTGATATTCACCTTCATAATTTAAGTCTTGACCAGCGGTTTGTAATTCTAACACAATTTCACAATATCTAATATTCTGTGCATATTGAGCTGGATTAGTTGTATTAACTGAATAAGTCTTAACCTCTTTGGACATAATATGAGTAAACTCCAATAAATAACTAGTAAACGAAGTAGTCGTATTATTGTTGATATTCATCGTCAAAGTATTTTGTTGTCCTTTTTGTAAGTATAACATATTATTTGTCTATATCATTAAATATAAAAAAATCTGAGTTGAATTGGTAGCAAAGAAAAAAGGGGCTAGTGCCCCTCTCTCCGATTGGATTAGATATAGAAATTCGGTCCACAGACCTACTATTTTTTTACCCTACGATAGATGCTCCTGCAAATACAGTAGCTAATGCTCCATCGATAACTCTTGCTGGTTCTGATTCTTGACCTGTAAAAATCATCTCAAAACCATTTCTATCACCGAATGCAGTACCTGTACCAGCACTACCACCTGATAAGTACATACCGTTAACTTGACCTAAAAGATATTGTGTATCATTTTGATCAATAGCTACGATTTGTATTTGGTCATTTTGACCTAGGACTTTCAATTGGTTTCTTTTTTCTTGATCGTACTTGAAGAAGATTGCAGTTAAAACTTGCTCCCAATAGATAGTACCATTCTCGAAAGATTTAGTAGTATTTTGAGATAAGCTAGAAGTGTTTCTCTTTAATTCAAATCCGTATAAAGTAGTACCAGTGGTAGAAGTGGCACCTGTAACAGCACCAATTGCATTGTAAGTATAACCAGTTACGTCACCAGTTGCTCCACCTACTATGTAAATTTTCTTAATACCACCAATTCCGTCAGAACATCCTAATTCGATACCTGAAGATATATAACAACTCATATTATTTAATATTAATTTTTTTTGTTTATTTTTTTTAAAGGGGGATTTTACTCCCCCTTAATATTTGTGTTTGGATATCAATTAAGATAAACCGTTTGTTGCGAAGTATTTGGTAGAACCAAACTTAGCGATTTGAGCACCATAGTTGTAATTAGCTCTTAAACGTAACTCATCGAAATCTTTTGAGTACCAGATAACTAATTTCTCGTGGTCAGACAATAAGTCAAAACCTACAACCATATATTCAGCTGGTCCGATTGTTACTTGATTAGAACCATTCAAACCAATTGTAGGGATAACCTTAACGTTTGTGTTTGGATGTACAGCTTCCATTTGTGCAGTGATATCAGTTGAACCGATATAGTTTGCAAAGAAGTTAGCTTTAGTTAATGCTTGAACATAAAGACGGAAGTTAGCATAAGACATAAACACTCTTAAGTCATCACGACTCATTGCGTTGTCATCTAATACGTTGATTAGGTTGTCAACTTCTGTGATAGCGTTACCCGCAGATCCATATGCTGTAGCTGGATTAAATGTTGTACCACTTGAAGAAGCAACACCTGTTTGACCTGAAGCGATTAACGCTTTGAAACCGTCAAAACAGTCACCACCACCTGTAGTAGCTGACCATAATTTTTGTTCAATTCTTTGTTGAATTTGTTTAACTTTCAACTCAGCGATTTGTTGTTCGAAAGGAACAGTTTCTTGAGTTTGACCTGGAGCCATCAACATTGATTGGTAAGTGTCATATAAGTCTTTGTAACAAAGAGCTTCATTATACTTCTCAGCACAAGTTGTGATGTTTCTCTGAGTGTAAGTTGTAGTGTTACCAGTTGGGTCCCATCCACAAGTTCCTGATTGGAACGTAACGCTTGAATCTAAAAGGTTCAAAGCTTGAGTACCTTTAATACCTAAACGAACGTTTACGTACTTAGGAGTAGTTGCTCCGATAAGAGCTTTTGATAATAATTCACCACCAACTTGGTCTACGTATGATCCGATAGAACCAACGCTGTATGCGAACTCTTCTCTTGATAAAATTTTCATAATTTTAATTTTTTATTTTTTTAATTAGTTTTTATTTTCTTAACGACATAATCATAGCGATTTTCTCGTCAAGTTCATTATTTTCGATTTTATTGAAATCTGTTTTTCCATTAGCTATTTTCTTAGCTGCAGGTTCTTTTTTGAATGCATTGAATTCGTTCTTCATAGATTCCATTTGTTTTTCCATTGAACCAATTTTCTCACTGCATTTAACAATGAATTCTTTCAATAGAGACATAATTTCATCTTGAGGTTCAATTGGGTCTTCAGATGCTACAGGTGCAGGAACTTCTCCTTCTGGAGCAGGTTCACCTTCACCATTGGCTGATGGCATTTCTTCTTGTAACACTTCTTGAACAGAAACGATTACACCGTCTTTGGTTTCTACTTTGGTTCCGTCTTCTAATTCGTGAACTCCATCTGGAGCAGGAATCTCAGCATCAGGAGTAACTACTACTACTTTTGCACCTTCACCTAAAACATCACCTTCAACTTTGATTTCCGTACCATCAACAAGTTTTGCGCTTACAAAGATTTCTTTTACAGAAACGATTTTACCGTCTTTAACTTCAATATCGAAGTTTTCAACTAAACTGAATTTTCCATTCTCTAATGCTACTCTTTCAAACTCATCGTTTAAGCGGGTGATTTCCTCACCAACTTCTAAACTCTTAGTTTCCAAAATAGAATTATCTTCCAATTTGAAAGATTTCAAAGATACTTCTTCAGACATAAAACCAAACTGTACCATCAATCTTTTGATTTCAGCAATTGCGGTTTTTGATTTTGACATATTTTTTTTGTTTATTTATTGTTTATCTCTAATACTAAATATAGATTTCTATATATATTACCAAATTAATCTTCGATAGTCTTTAATATCTCTGCAACCTTCTTAAGGAACATCTCTTCCATACAGAATGCTGCTACCTCTTCAAAGTATCCTGAGACACTAAATCCATTTAATTTACCTTCTTTTACTTTATTCCAAGTTTCATCATTCTTTACTTTCATAGATACAAACCAAGTTCCAATAGGTAATTCACCATATCCAAAATCGGTTGACTTATCATTCTCAGATTCTTTAATCCAAGACTCAACCACATATACATCAGATACCGCTTTACCGTTGTGCATTTCATCATTGTTATCTATGTACTTATTTTTCATATATTTCTCAGCAATCATCTTAATTGTATCAGAAGAGAAATAAACATAATAAGGATTACCTTGACCATCTTTACGGAATATTTTTACATCAGGAATCATTGCTGGTCCCAATACAATTCTTTTTTCGTCATCAGCAGCAAAGTGTTGTTTTGACATTTTATCTCTATCAATAGATTTGATTTTAGCTTCAGCCCAACTAAGTGCTGATTTACCACCCCAACTATCGTACATTAATTTACCACATCCGTCACCATATCCTTTTGAACTATCTAAGTCAACTTCGTGTCTTGATAGATATGAATACATTCTACGGATTGTATCTTCTGAGATTGGTTCACCTTTGGCAAGTTGATTAGCACGTTGTTTACCAACATCTGTTCCACAAGAACCCCATCCGTTTTCTTCTACATATTTCAATACCGCTTGTGCGTTGTTTTTAACACTATCAGGATAGTCTGAATGACTTTCAAACATAGATGGTTTAGTTAAAGATTTTGATGTTACCGAATTATCGTAACCACACTTATGACAAACATATGTATCTGAACCACCATCTTTCATATTCCACTCGTGTCCACATTCTTTACATTTAACTTTTTTACCAATACCTGGGTCAACATATCCACCAATACCACCTACCTCATAACCCATATCTTCAGGATGTACCTCACAAGGCATATAATATACCATATCACCGATATTGTGTTCGTGTGAACCACTACATCCAATTAATACTGCATACGCCTCAGCACTATCCTTTGTCTCAAATAAAGGGTATCCAAATTTTTCTTTTGATAAACCCAAGTTCTTAATTGTAGATTTAGATGGATTAGCTAGTGTTTTAGATGTTACGGTTGAAGGTTCATCATATCCTAATACTCTTGGGTCTGGTCTCATATCGTTAGGGAAACCACCAACTTCTACTTTACCTTTATTAACTGAAGCTTTGTTGATAATGGTTGCATCTTTCTTGTATAAGATTCTTGACCATACGTGACGACAATTGTAACCACCTCTCCAAACCATTGCAGATTGACCAAAGTCATTTTGTGTGGCTTCCATATCCTCAACTCTCCAAACCATATTCTTGGCAAGTAAACTTTTACAGAAATCTCTTGTGGTTTTAATAACCGCACTTTGACCTGTAACACGAGGATTTAGAATATACTTATATCTAACGTTATATTCTGTTTCATCTTCCATTGATGGACCATTTGGATTAGTTGATGCGAATCCTTCCTCTCCAACGATTTCTACCTTATCTACTACCCAACCTTCGTTGAATAGTTCTTGTTCATCCTGAGCAATTGAAACTAGTTTTTGAATATACTTGTCATCTTCGCCATCAGGTATGTGGAAATCTTCTTGTTTAGTTTTATTAAAAAACATCCAATTGACTTCAATTGCTGGTTCATCCACCAAAGAAATACTATCAATCCCGGATAATTCATCGTCTTCTTCTATTTTAAGTTCAAACACTTTATCATTCTTTATCATATTCTTAAATATAAATTTTTAATTATAACGTTGAAAGGTCTTTTAACCTTGCTTGTTTTTCACTCTCTGTTGTTAATTCATTACTAACAACATAAGTTTTCATTATTACTGGAGATTGATTTTGAGCTGGGTTATTCAATTGTGGATTGTCATATGACGCAACCATTGCGTTTGGTGCAAATGATTTTCCACCTCCTGCTTGGTTTAGTGCTGATAATAAAGGTCCAAACATAGTTACAGATCCTCTTGTCATTATAGCCTCACCTTGTTCAGCCTCAATTAACGTTCCACCCTCTGCGTGTCTTTTACCACCAATTAAACCACCATCTGCATAGTTTCTACCTAAGTTTGGAGACGGTGCTGAACTACCACCACCTCCACCTGTATCGGCACTTGATGTTAATGGAGTTGTTAACGCTTTGAATTGAGATATTGCTGTTGCAATCAATGCTATTGTAGATGCTACCGCAATAATATTAACAGGGAAACCTTTAGCCAAATCTTTACCCAATCCCATAAACGCTTGAGCAATTGCCAATGATGTGGTTGCAAGTGCCAATCCTTGTTGAACTCTGATTAACGCTTTACCTGCTGCAGTCTCTTGTCCCATTGCAACACCTAAAGCTCCAATACTATCCGCCAATTGCATAATGGCAGCATTGTTCTTTTTACGTTGTTCTGTAATTGCAAGTTCCGTATTGAACGTATTAGCAGCAATCTTTGTATTATATTGTTCTTCTAACGCAGCCTTTCTATCTAAATAATCTTTGTCATTTACTTCCTTGGCGTCGTATAGTTTCTTTAAATTTTCTAATTCTTTATCAAAATCAATTTTAGCTTGTTCATCCAATAACGCTCTTCTTTCTTTAATCTTTTGAACCTCAGCTTTGTTAGATATATCAATTTGTTGTAATCTAACCTGTAATAACATAAGACGAGATTGACGTTCAAATTCAATTTGTTTGTAGAGTAACTCAGCGTTCTTTTTAGCTGCATCATCTTTAATCTTTTGAATATCAACCGCTGAAGCTTTTTCTAAGTTAACCAAGATTTGATTTTGTTCTTCTTTTGACTTCTTAAGGAATTGTGTATCCTTTTGAATAGCTTCTTTATCTCTAATTAATTTCTCTTCTCTTGCAGTAATACTCCTTTGTGTTTCATCCTCAATTGCAGCAATCTCAATATCCTTAACCTTTTGGTTGAAGGCATCCATTAATTTGGTATTCTCCAATTGTTGTTTCTCAAGTAATGCTGCAGATTTTGCTGCATAGTCTTGTTCGGCAGCAAGTCTTAATTGTTTCTTTCTTGCTTCCTTCATCTCAAGAGCATTAATCTCTTTGATGGTCTTATCTTTCTCTATATCTAAAGATATTCTAGCTTTCTCTTGTTCATCCTTAATACCCAATAAACGGATATCATTCATAAACGTAGCTAACCTATCTTCAAAGTCTTTCTTTTGTTGTGCTGCTTGTTTAGCTGCTTCAA